AATCTACCATAACTAGCTTCAAGTTTCTCTGGATTCTCTTCGTAGACAAGTTTAAGAACTTCTGCTTTTTCAGCATCTTCTTGTGCTTTCTTTAAATCTTGTGCTATGAATCCAAAATCAGCTATATCATGTCTACCATTTTCATCTCTATCGTTCCATGTGAACTCAACTGGTCTAAGGGCTTCTACAAACTCTAAACCTGTACTTAAATCCTTAACATCTTTTTTGTCTCTAGCATCTGACAATGATGTAATAGTGGTTACAGCAGCTCTAATAACTGTATTTGCAGAATTTCCTAATGTTATTTCATTAATAGCTGTAGGTGTAGAGCCTGTGCTTCCTCGACCAATAAAAATGCAGTTTTGAGATCCTGTCATTCCATATCCTGCATTTTGTCCTATAGCAGTATTATTACCAGATCCAAATCCAGTAATTGTCTGTAATGCCGCATTACCAACAGCTGTGTTATCATCTCCGCTACAATTTAATAAAGCCCTAAATCCAAAAGCTGTATTATTTAATTCAGTATTTAATGTAGAGGCAGCTAAAGCTCCATTACCAATACCTATACTAACATTATCACCTAAATTATTAGGTATTACTTTTACATTTGCTCCATTGATATTAACAGGAAAAATTGTATTTGTTGGTGATGAAACTCCATTCAAAACCTGATCTACATAAATTGTACTCATTTTATTTATTTTTTAATTCTTTAACTTCTGCTGATAACTCTTGAATAGCTTTAACTAAGACAGGAATCAATTTACCATAAGATGCCTCTAATTTCTCAGGATTTTCATCATACACTAATCCTAAATAATCATCATCTAATTCTTTTAAATCTTGTGCTATAAAACCTAAGTCTTTAATATCTTTCTTAGCACCATCTCTAGTGTCCCATTCAAATGTAACAGGTTTAAGAGACTCAATTAAATCAAGGCCATAAGTAGATTCTTCAATATTTTTCTTATCTCTAGAATCAGACAAGGATGTAATGCTTGTTACAGCACAACGTAATACATTATTAGCTGCATTACCTAATGTAATAGAGTTAGCTGAATTTAATGCTGGTATAGCAGATGCAGCACCTATACATATATTGTTACTTCCAGTAGTATCTAAATATTGATTAGCATTAGATCCAATGTATGTATTATTTTGACCTGTTGAATTAGTAGCTCCAGAATTAGTACCAATAAAAACATTTCCCCCACCAGTACTAAGTTGATTGCCAGCTAAAGCTCCAACACAAACATTTAATGTACCTGTTGTTAATTGTTGACCTGGAAGCCTTCCTATCAAAATGTTATCAGCTCCTGTTGGTTGTCCAGTATTACCGATAGCTACTGTACCACCACCCAGAGAACCTAATACATTGTAATTAGAAATCTGAATTATTCCATTGCTAGCTCCTCCAACTTTTATTCCTCCTACTGAAGGTAAACCTCCTGGTGAACTCATTATATCACCTGTTACATTTAACCCACTACTTACTGTTACGTTTGCAACAGACTGAGGAGAAACTATGTCTACGTTTATTGTACTCATCTTATTTATTTTTTAAGTTTATACGATTGTTAAAGTTGTTCCTACAGGGATAGTTAATGTGTATCCACTTGCTATTGCTAATGGTCCAGTATATTGGACATTTGCTCCAACAGGTAATGTAATATTTTCAGCCAATGGTCCAATTATTCTAAATCCATTTGTGTAAATACTACCACCACTGTTTGTTCCTACAGCATAACTTAAAAAATCCTCAGTATTTATAATAGCATCTTCAAATGATATTGCATTACCATTTATTAAAGCTGTTGTTACAATGATATATGTTTCTTGTGTATTATTGATGACAGATGCAACAGCACCATTTGCTACCAATGATTCAAAATAAGTTGAATTTTCAAAATTTAATTGAGGTGTTCTTGCCATGATTTTTTTTTTAAGTTATTAGTTTGCAACGTTAGTCAGCATTTCTGCCTAAGCTCCTGAACCACGCCAAGGTGTTGCTTTCAAGAGAACCAAGAGATTTTACTCTCTTGGCGTTTGCTTCCATCAGATTCACATCTGATATTGAGGAGGTGGAGCGTCCTTAGAATGATCCTCCAGTCACTGGATTTCTCATAACTATCTTCAACACTTTAGTTGGATCTTTAACCCAAATAGATGGCATTGTCTGAGACATCATAACGCGATATCCATTAAAGTTTCCAGAAGACTGGAATCCTTGTGAACGTCCCATGTAGTCCATAGTACCATTTTGGTAGAACCATTTTAACTCACTGTCCCATTTCAATTTCAACAAGAAGATGTTGTCATTTGTGTTGTCAGTGATGTCAAAGATAATAAAGTTGTAAGAAGATAATGGGAAACCATCAATGATTGGGTTTTCAATATCGTTAGTGTGAACATTGTCAAATGCAGGGTTCAATACAAATTTCACATTTGCCAAGAAAGGAATTGTGTAGCTTGTAAATGCAAATCCAAAGTTCAAGTCCATTGCACTGTTACCAGAGATAGCACCAACACCTGATTGATCCATGTTGACAGTAAGACCTGTACCAAACGCTTCTCTCTTGATTTGTTGGTTGATCATTTTCATACCTGCCATACCTGTTTGTACAATCAAGTTACGTTGTGGATCTGGTCCTTTGAACTCAACTTTACCATTGTAGAAGTTAAAGATCTCAGAGCGGAACAAGTCAAGAGTAAATCCTGATTTGTTGTAGATTCTTTTGTAAGAGTTGTCTAACTGTGCCCAAAGTCCAACAGATAATCTCATGTCATCTGGACCATCTTGTTTAATCTTACCACCTTGACCCCACATTAAGTAAGTTTCAATATCTGTAGCAATCTTAGTCAAGTGAGCAGCTTCCATTTTTGTCAAGAAAGAACGTGTCAATGATCCATTGTCATATGCTTTTTTGATATACTCTTTACCCATAACTGCTAACATTTGGTCAATGTTTGCGATAGATGGATCAAGATTTTTGTCAAATGTTCTCCAGATTTCAGTTACAGGAACTGAACCATCTGCATTTAAACCACCTTTCATCATCATCTCTGCACGAGAAGATACTGAATAGTGTACGTGAGCTTCAGCACCACCAACAAAGTTGTAGTACTCACGGTATCCATTTGTCAATTCACCAATGTCAGAGAATCTTTCTCCATACTCACCACGCGCAGAACCTTTTCTAAAGAATTTAGTTCCTGGTTTTAAGTACTTATGATCCAAAGATGCACTGTTGTTATTGTTAACAAGTTGAACAGTGTAGATAAATCCATCAGCAGAAGGAAGAATGTCATCAGCAACGATGTACATCTCCAAACCTTTATACTTGTCATAAGTGATTATATCACCATGACCAAATACACGTCTGTTTAGTTTGATCTTGAAGGTAGTACCATCTTGACCAAGAATAGCAGAAGCTGATTCAATATCCTCAGTAATATAAGGAAGGTCTTGCACAATTGGAGTTTGCCACTTGTACTCGCCACGTGGTGTGTCTACCAAAATTGTGTTCTTACCTCCAAATGAAGACATTTGGTAAAGAGGCATTTCTACTTTTTGAGACATTGCCCAAAGATCAACAGGACCCAAATCCATAGGTTCTGCAGACTTCAGCATGTTTACTAGGTGGTATGAATCTAGGTGAGACGAAACTTTGTAGCTTGTGTCTCTCAGAAACAGACCGTTGTTTAAAACTGGTGTTGCCATTTTTTGTTGTATTTAGAGTTAATAAATTTTTATCTTGCAAAAATATTGCGTGGTTTCTTTAATGAAGGTCTTGAACTTTGAACTTCTTTTTCTTCTGTTACTGTTGAAGATAATTTTCTTGCTTCTTCAGTTTTTAATTTTTTTACAGTTTCTTGTGTTGCTTCACTACGTCCTTGTTTTCTTATCTGTTCCTTGTAATCATTTGGATCTGACAATAACCATAACGTTTCAGCGATGAGGTCATATCTAGGACTATTGCTAAATTGATACTCTTCAAGTAATCTACCCAAAAGATTTGTTGGTTTTCCTTGTAGACTTTCATATTTCAAAGTGGTCAATTCTTCCCATAAGAACTTTTGACGCTTGTTGTCTACCTTTACACCATTCAAATCACCTGGCTTTAAAGTATTATATATGTTATCCATATACATTTCCTTTTGCTGTTGTTGTTGCAATTTAAACTGCTCTTGTTGTGCAAGTTTAGACTGTAACACTTCTGATTGCATGTCATCTAATTTTGGTTTAAATTGATTTGCGCGTTTGGCTATTGTGCCACTATTAACCCACTCTTCAATCTGATCTTCAATTAATGCTTGATCACCACTTCCAAAATTAGTAGCGTGTAAGTATTGACGTACAATCATTTCTTGATGTTCGTCATTTCCAGGATCTAATGAACGTTGTTCTTCTACTTGTGACAGTGCTCTAAACAATCCTTTCATATCCTTTCCACCTTTTGCTACATACTGAGCTGCATATTGCAACTCTTCAGGTAATGCTTCAAAGAACTCTTTTGGAGTTTGCTCACGTAAGGCTCTCTCCTTTTCATCTATATTTGCTTGGATTAATTCTCTCCAATCTTTTATAGAGTATTCATCCATGGACTTGTCATCTTCAAAACCCATTAAGACGCCTTCTTCAATAAGTTTTGAGAATGTTTCAACCATTCCACTTTTGTCAATCTTCTTTCTACCTACTTTGCTTGAATCATCATCCTCGCTAAATGCGCCATCTAGTTCTGACAATGCCTCATCAACTTCTTCTTTAGTTACCTTAGTGTTTTCATCATCTTTGTCAATGAAACTAAAGTCAGTTGGTTTATCATTTTTTGAAAAAACTGTTTTAGTTTCTTCTTCATCTGTTGTAACCACACTGTCTGCACCTGGTAAAGGTAAAAAGTCATCAATGTTTTCAAGTGTTACTGAATTCACCTCTTGTGGATCAGTCATTGCTTTTGTTATTTCTTCCATACAATTTGTTTTTTGGTTTTTTCTTCTTCTTCCTTCAATAATAAGTTAGCAAATAAACTTCAAAAATTTAAACTAGCAATGATGCTTAGTAAAGATTTTTGACACTATATAGCTATTAGACTATTTTTTCTTCTTGTTTGTATCTTTAACATCATACTTATTCTTGTTTGCAAGAGCAATTTGTACTTGCTTATCTGCAATATCTCTACGTGATTGTATCTCTTGACGTTTTATATCAGCATTCATTTGAGTTTCAACCATTCTATTAGTCTCACGACTTTCATCAATTGCTTGACCTCTATCTCTTTCTCTACGTTTGTCAAGATATTCAAGCGTATCAATGTAGTCAGTTTGCTGATTAAGATTCTGATCTTTCATACCAGTAAATCCTGCTGCACGTATTTCAGCAACTTGAATTTCTGTATCTCTATCAAGTTGTGCTTGTTCTGCTTTGTACTGAAGTTCAGCATCTTGACGTTTGTTTTCACCATCTTGACGCATTTGTTCAGATTGTTGTTGAGACTGCATTTGTTGTTGTTGTTGACCTTGAACTTTCTCTTCAACCGCTTTAAGAGTATGTGTTATTTCTGCAAGTGAATCAGCTTTAATCAAATTACCTAAATCATAAATAGATGCTCCAGATGTATTATTCTGTATAGCCAACTGACGTATCTGCTCCATTATCTGACGTTGATTGACTTTGGTAGAGATAAAGATATTTAACTCTCTTGCCAAAAGTTCTGTACCATTCATCTCAAAATTTACTTTCTCATCCATAGTTGTCATATACTGAAGTCTAAGACTTGGTCTGGTTGAGTGGTAATACTGAGCTAAGTCAGTACGCATTTGATGTACACGTGGCATTAAGTATTCTGAATGTTGTACAAAATACATCTCAGTCTGAGAATAACTTTGATTAATAGCTTGTTCTATACCTTGCGCTGTTTCTTGTGCATTTACAGCACCCATACGCTGAGGTGATAAACCAATAGTTTCAAAACACTGTTGTTTAAAATGATTAGCAAGTTGTATCCTTGACATTAATCTATTTGTTTGCTCTAGGTTAAGTACTTGATAATGATTAAAGTTCAATGCATTTTCAGTATTTGTAATTGATGTATCAAGAGGTAATATACCAAAGTTCTTCATAGCAACATACGCTTTACCAAAATTACCATGTCCCCAATCTTCACCAGCAGAGTGACGTGGCAATGCGTTTTGATCCAACATAATAACAGTACCTAATTCATCAATTAAGATATCAGCTATTTGGTTATTTACAAGATTATATCCAACTTGATATGGTTTCATTTTGTCAACCATAGAACGTGACTTAGTATTTCTATCTGAGAATATAGCACCTTCTACTGGTAACTTACAACCATACAATGTAAAATCTCCTTTGAATTGGAATTTTACTGGTGCTACGTTTAAGTAGATAGGAGAAAAGTTAAGGTTGTCTGTGTTACCATAGAACGTTGGTCTATTAGGACCAATCTTTACACCACCCCATGTTTGGTTAATCCATATCCAATCTATATGCTCGCCAAAGACAAGTGTGTCACGTGACTTTTGCTTAATAACCTTTGTGTCATAAACTGGCTTCTCAGTAACTTTATAATTCTCATCAATAATTAAATCCACAAGCATACCTGTTTCATCAATTCTAGTCATATGACCAACCATTCTCTGAGACTTCCAATAACATGTTGTAACACGTAGTAGACCAGTATTATCAAAATCCATTAAGTCTTCAGACTCTGCAAGAATTCTAAGAATTATATCATCACCAGTACTATTAACAGTATCGCGATAAGAAGTAAACTGACGCATTCCCAATGATGGACCATCAACATTCCACTCATGTGAGCGCGTGGCATCGTAGAATGAACCATCATTTTGTACACCTGGTAAAATGTAACCTGCAGATTTTACAGGATAAATAGCCTCAAGGCTCTTTAACTGTTCTCCTGACATAGCATATCCATATTTATCAATTACGTCTGCTGGTGTCATTAAATCAACCTTACCTGCAAAATTAGATTGTGATATGTATCTAGCTCCTGGAGATTTATGATAGAATGTTATAACTGGATTCCATACTTCAAGTTCATAGTCATCTTCAAGCATGTTAAAATGCCAAAATTCTCTATCTGCAACAAGACTATCTCTAAATCCAACAGTTTCAAGCTCTTTAAGATTAAAGCGTTCTGTATCAACATTATGCTGATGTCCTGCCCATTCTTCTATTAATGATTTATAGTTCTTCTTAAAAAATTCTTCTATTTCTGGTAATGTTTTTATAGCTTCTGGTGACATCATTTGCTGAGCTTGTTGTGCTTGCTCTTCATTGTTCATGTCAAGTCCCATTTCCTGAACTTTTGCTTGCATCTTTCCCTCTGCTGCAGACAATAAAGTTTGTTCAAGCATTGCACGTTTTTCCTCAAGCATCTCATTGTATGATGCATCGTCTACAGATTTGTACATGATTTTATCATTGCGCTTTGCAAACTCACCAACCATTACATTTATAACGTTTGGTATAATTGGAAAAAACTTTAACTCAAATGCAGACACATCTTCTTTTGTCAGAACATCAATAAGTTCTGCCATGTCATTATCTTCTTCAACAATATAGTCTGTCTTGTCAATAATACCATTGGCCAATTTGTAGTTCTTTAGCAAACGTCTAGCATTTCTGCGTATTTGCTTTAGACCTTGCATCTCAAACCAATCCATATTCCAAGCACCCCATGCTTCGTCTTTTTCTGATGTTCTTAAAAATTGTACAGGTTGAGTAAATGTACCCATTCTGTTACTTTCAACTTTGGCGCCATTCTTAAGTTGCAGTGCGTTAAATACTTGCATATTATCTCATGTTTTTAAATGGATTCCTAGGTTTCCTCATAAGTGCTGATTCTGCAGTATTTGTAGAATTGCCAATATGACGAAATGGACTCACTAATAAGTTACTATTTTTATTTGGGTTTTGCAAATGATCAGTGTTTTCATGCTCTGTGCGTTTTCCAAATCCTTTATTTGATTCTTGTACTTGTGCAAATGCGACTAACGCACAGAATGCTACCAAACGGTCAACGTTAAGTCCATCTCTGTATGCTTGCATTTCTTTTAACAACATTAAATCAGGTATCCTTTCTACACCATATGTAACCTTTGTTATTGTTCCATCTGGTTTTGTTTCTGTATCAATCTCTTCTTCAAGAAATTGTATTGCATAAGATACAAGATTTGACTTAAACATTGTACCTGTATTTTTCCAACCATACTCTTGAAACACATTGTTATTACTACCCAGTTCTTTCAAGAACATGATTTGATTTTTAGGCACAAGGTATTTCTGTTTGCGTTTTGAAATCATGTATTGTATAAACAAATGAACGTTATTTTCAACAATGGTCCACGCATTATAATACTGTATGATTAACTCAAGACGTTCATGTGTCTTCTTTAAGTCATCAAACCTACCACACCATGCAGCTACAATTTTATCACGTTCCATTCTTATCTCTACTGTTCCATCTTTTTTATGCACTTTTACTTCTTGTGAAGTTTTGTAAACAAAGATAGAACATAAAGATTCAGATGTAGTTGTTTTACCCTCTGACACAGGGTCAATAGATGCATAGTATGTTCCAAACTTAGGATTCTCAATTGGCTTCTCATAGATTATTATTGCACCTTCTTTATTCTCTGTTTTTGGAGAGATTGGAAATTCCATGATTGGAAGCTTACGCGTGAACTGTTGTATAATCTTATCATCTTCCCATATCAAATCAACATATTCTGTAGGATATTGTTTTTCCTCTATGCGTCTAATTTGCTGTGCTACAAGATGTTCTGGAAACCTTGCATCTTTTCTATAATCAAAAGCCTCTTTAATGTTAATAGGTTTCTGAGAAATACGCAATCTATAATCTTCAGGTTTAACTTTTTTCTTCCAGTCTTCACGCTCAAGAAGAATCATCTCTAATGCTTTCTCTACTTGTGAATTTCCATACTCATCTATACATGGAAGCATTGACCATTGTTCTGGTATAAACAATCCACAAAATCCTCTAGTGCCTTTATCATCAAGCAGATCTGTTGCTACTGCAAGAACATCTTTTGAGTCAGGGTTAAGTATTAATTCTTTTAAAGGTTCACATTGATCTAAATCACCTACAGAACCTGCCACTACAAACATACCTGTATACATCATACCAGATTTCATGGCTGGTAAAAGGTACTCTAAAGTAATGTTCATCTTTGGGGCAATTCCTGCTTCCTCATGAAAGAATAAAGTACATGGACCACCTACACCATTTGTAGGATCTTTTTCAAGAACCAATCCAAATATAACTGACTTCAAACCAATATCCACCTTTCTACCTCCCTGTGTGGTTTCAGCTTTCTGTTCCCAGTTAAGAACCTTGTCTGGATTACATGGACGATACCATGCAGTATGTTTATTTAAAAAGTTACGATACTCTTCAAGAAAACGCCATGTACCTTTTTCATTGATGTAATCTTTTAATGATCCTGCCATTTTGGATACAGAACCCTCTTCAAAATAAAACAGATTTGCAATCTTTCCTGAATGAAAATAAGAAGAAGCAATTTGACGTTTCTTAAGAATAGCAGCATGTTTATTTTTTAACTTTGCTAACTCTTCATATAATGCCATGTGATACTGTGCATCACGCACATCAGCAAAAGTAAACTTATTTACTTCTTTATTATAGATTGGTAAAAAGTTTAACCACATATAGTAATCACGTGGTAAATACCAAGTCTTACTATTGTGTTTATATATTACTCCATTTCTGCATTTATTCTTTTCTGTATTCCAATATTCTACAAAGTCTTTTGAACGTTCTGGTGCAATACAATAAACTCTATCTTTATTAAACTTTCTACCTTCTGCATTAAAATTTACAGAGCATTCATCAAATTCATATTTGCCAGGTTCTTTAAATATGCTTTCAACATAATCAGCAAGATCTTCTTGTGTCTCAAAAGAAGTGTAACTCCACTCTTTAAGATTGCAATCGTATGTGGGTATCTCTCTATACATCTTAAAATTTTGGTCTATCAACCAATAAAGTTACTGTTCTTCTGTCAGAAAAGTTCCAAGAAACATTTTTAACTACATAATTTTCTTTTCCAAGTTCTATCCAGTCGCCTTTTGAGGGCACACATGGTAAGTCTCTTTGTATTAACAGTCCTTCTGTTATGTGTTCTACTTTTACAAAAAACATAAATTGTTCCATGGTTTTAGAATTGATCGTATGCAAGATTTTGTCCTCCTCTGACTGTGCTTTTTTGCTCTTCCATGAGGTCTTTATATGCTCCTTTATACGAGCCACGTATCTGTTCAAACTTTGCAGCTGCATTGACCAGCGGTGTGATATTACCATCACGACCATGGTGTATTGGGGTATGTTCCATGTATGTAGCAAGGCGATCCAACATAGATTTGATACCCATGTAAGCCCTGTACGAAGGTGTTTCATACAACTTTTTGCAGAATTCCAAAGCAATAAAAATATCCTCATCTTCAGTAGAAAATTCTGCTTGAAGTTGTGTAAGTATAAGTTCTTCTTTTTCATGTGTACGTACATCAAAAAATGGATTGACATCAGGATTAGGACAAGTCATGTAGAACAAATACTGATAGATTTTTAAAAAATCATCAGGATACTTATCCATTATGTCTTTTAAAGCCTTGAGTGAATAACAGTGTTCTGTTGGTACTATTACACTATTTTGTATATCAAATAATTTAATCATTATTTTTTATTTTTTGAGAAATTTAATATCTCATTTTTGTTATTTTTCAGCCATTCAAATAATGCAACAATTTCTTCTTTTAAATAGGGAAGTTCATAGGGTATTACTTCTTTGACAATTGGATCTCCTTGTGCAGTGCGACTGACAATTGGATAACCATATTCATCTTCTCCTTCTACTTCAAACACAACATGATGCAAGATCAAACTGCCTGGTTGTAGTTTTGGATTATGTTTTTGAATCATATACATATATGCAGAAAGTTGTAATGCATAGTGAAAGTAGTTACAATCATCTAGATGTGAAAGAGGTTGATTTAATTTTTGAGAAATTCCTTCCCAATTTACAAATGATTTTAGCTTAATCTCTTTGTTTGTCTTGTAATCAGTGATGTGTATTTTACCATGTGCAATTTCAACTAAGTCTGATTGACCACAAACACCAACAGATCTAACATACACAAGATGCTCAGGATAAATACCAACAAGTAGCTTTTGCGAAGATGCTATTTTATATCCTTTATCATTTAGCATTGGTCTAATAACTTGAAGATTAGAATTATGGCGATTGATAGTATCACATGATACTATGTCATGTTCACGTTGATCATGATACCATGTTCCTAAATCTGTTGCACGCTTGGCTTCAGCTTTCCATATTTCTTGTATTTTATCTGGTGGGATACCTTGCCACTTCTTGCTACTTTTAGAACTTTTTTTTGATATTGATTTTGCGTCAAAAGGTTGCTTGAAAAAACTTATTAAGGTTGTGACACTTATCCAGTTTGTTTTATCATTAGGATCAAGTGAAGTATATTTATGATGCTCTGGTTCAAATGTTAACATACTTAATCTTTTATACTGTTAATAATAGCTTCTTCTTCTTCTTCTGAAGTGACAGCATCCCATTTTCCTTTTGGACATTCTGATGATAAAGATCGTGTTTTAAATGATAATTTGCAACCACAATCCCCACAGCATGGCTGCGTGCCAGGCATGTAGCATTTAGAACCTTCCTTATCAATAAAAAAACAATCCTCACATATAAGCATTCTTGATCTAGCAATTTCTTCAATATGCTCTTGCTTGAAGATGCTGTTTTTCACGCCTTCAAATATCTTTCCTTTTTGTTTCCACAGGTTTATTAGACTCATAATTTTTAAGTTTATAAATTTGTTTTTCGTTGTTCTTTGTAATCTTTTTATCATCCATTTCATCAAGCATTTCAATCATACTTTTAAATTTCAAGATGTCTTCTTTTAGTTCTTTGATTGATTTGAATTGTGATAGATTTGGTTCAATAATATCTTCCAATTTTGCAAGTGCTTTTTCATATATCATTAACTTGTTTTCTAACTTGTTACGTTTAATAAAAAAAGTACCCAGAAATCCTACAGAAATTTGTGGATAAGCTAAATTACTAAGTTGTCTTTGAATAGAATTATAATAACATGATATTATTTCATCAACTGTCTCAACAGATAAATTTAACTTTTCTGCAACTTTTTCAGAAATCTGTTTACGTTTAACTGGTCGCAAGTGCTAGAAATTTGTAGTCCAACATTACATTACCAGACTTTAAAACAGGAACTGACATAGCAATTTCTATTGTCTTTTTATATGCCTCAGATTTGCGTATCATACCACGTTTCTCAAGTTTAGTTAACTTATTACGTATGTTCTGCGCCCTTACTCCAAATTCTTCTGGGTTTATTTCAGGATATGTTTTCTTAACCACAGTGTTACAAAACTTAGTTAAATCAATAGGTCCTTCAAGTGCCAAAAGCGTAAGTAGTTCCAGATCAGTGTCAATAAGATTCTCTTTCTTAAAGAACACAAACTCAGTTATGACCTGATATTTAACCAGGTCATAATGAGTCAATCTGTACTTTTTTTCAACTTTACTTACTTCCATCTTCTGTAAAAGTAAGCACCTTAACAACATTCATCTGCGCATTGATAATCTCACCAAGAGCATGGTTCATCAAAAATTCTTTGTTTGTGGTCAAGCTTCCATCATGCATGCAATTCTCGCGATGCTTTTCAATTACATCAATCAAGTACGCACACGCGCGTTTTACTGTGTCAACATCATTATCTCTAGATGGATTAAAATTAATGCCAACCAACTTCTCTCCACGACTCTCTGTGGAAACTTTTGACATGTCTATTAGTTGTTCATCAACAATTGTTGGTTGTTCTAATGTTGGTTTTTCATTAATTGTTTCTAGGTTTTTTTCTTCTGTATTCATCTTATTTGATTTTTAAGTTTACCATACAATTGCAATGTCAAATTCTGCAATCATCATTTTTGTATCACCATCCACAGGTATACGTTCTGCATTCTGTAAAGCAGAAGAAGGTACATAAACCTTGTCACCTGATTTTACAGTTTCCACATCTTCTCCTGTTTCAAAGACTTCAAGTGCTATCCACTTATCTATCATCTTCATTTCTAACTCACGCTCTGTCTCTGGAGTCAACTCAATAATTGACTCTGGTCTTTTTGGTACGTTTAATAAAACGCGTCTTCCTACTAACTTCATACTTTAAACTTTTAAGATTTAATATTTTCTGGTGATTCATCTTCTTCTTCAGCAATGTTCTCACTAGCTGTTTTAATGTTAGCAATCATCACCATGTGTTGCAAACGTTGTGACTCATAACCTGTCGCACGTGCTTGTTGCTCTGCAAGATCAGCACGCAACGTTGCCAATTCAAGTTGGTCTTTGTACCAAGCTACTACATCTTCGCGTGATACATCTTTTGTTTCTTCTTCTACCATAAAAATTTTATTAAAGTTTTGACAAATATACTTAAAAGTTTAAACTAAACAAATTTATATTATCTTTATCAAAACTATTAATATGTATGTATCACGTGATTTAGAATGGACAGTACTCAAATCTTTTTGTAGAGGTTTAGAAAAACTTGACACCCACCCAAGTAATACACTTGTAGTCATAGTAAGTCCAGATTACAGCGCAACAGTAGGAATGCATGCAGCACATCATTTGAGTAAAGATGGTGAAATGCTAGATATAACCTTCATTGACGTACCATACCCAGATGAGGACAAAAACATTTACATAAAGCAAATGCTAGATCAAACAAGCTCTATGGGTATTCGTAAATTTCAAAAATACAAAAACGTAATCCTCATAGAAGCAGGTGTGATTACTGGTAAGAACTATACATGGATCACAGAATGCTTAGAAGTGGCTGGTATAGATTACTACACAGCGGCATTGTTTGAAAACATAGATAGTATCTATAAATCAGATGTAGTAGGAAGATACTACAAACACTCAGATCGCGAACTAGAATTCTATTGGGAAAAACCTAATAACCACTGGTCATAAAAAAAAGGGGTAGCATCAGCAACTACCCCCTTTCCTCTTTCTAGAGTAAATTACCTATCAACATCAACTACAGGAACTGGCGCCACATAGTCATACAAGCGAATCTCAAAGTCAAATCTCAATCCTATCTTTGTATCAACTACAGGAATGTAAATTTTACCATCTTCTGAATTAACAAATTCTGACAAGTATGCTGAACCTGCATCAAGGCTACGATAAACCCCTGCCAATGGAGATGACCATACTGTGTAATTTCTAAAATCAACACCTTCTAATACAAGAAATGATTGATCCATCTCAAGATCTGTATACGTACTAAAATTAAGTACTGGAAATGTAGAATCATAAATTCTAGTATCCATGTTAAGTAGAGTTATATTTCCATAGTAATATTCTACATTTTCAGTAACAAGCTCAGGATCAACAGAAATATAATCAAACATGTCATCACCTGTAAGCACAGATGGTCCACCAATATATTCAAATCCTTTATTAAAACTTGCAAGTGCACTATCTGCAAGAAATACCCATTTGTAAAATTCTGCATCACTATACTTCCTAACAATATCACTAATATCTTTGGATAAGTTTTCATGTAAAACGCTTCCATTCCAAACGTCAGGAGTTTCACCAGTAGCAGTGAACACTACCCCAACAGCATTCTCAGCAGCACCTACATTAGTAAAATCATCACCTTCTTCTAAATAGTCAATAATATACTTCTGACCAATAACAAGAGAACTACCACTATTAATACCATCGTTATTAGAAGCTTGTCCTAAGATGTTAAATAATACTCTACCACGAGCATTATAATCTGTGTCAATACCAGTAGCTAAATCAATTTGTGACAACGCATAGTTTACGTGGCCAACTGTACCATCTCTACGATCTGCTTCAGTAGCAGAAAACCCAGAGAAGTCTACATTAATTAAGTTAATTTTTTGTGTTTTCATTGCGCAATGTGTTTATGTTTACACTATAAGTTACAAAAAAAAATTTCTATATAAAAATTTTTCAAGTACTGAAATTTCTCTGAGGAAGAGATTATGGGTACTGTCTATGCTACAGCTCCCCCAGTCCACGCCAGAACACAGCACCCCCCATGATATCCAGGACAAAAAACCTATACAATGTACAAAACATACTACATTGCAGGAGTACAAATCATTGCATTGTCTCTGTCAGAAGCATACGCTTACTACAGAAACAACTGCATGTGATTTCAAAGACTTGGTGGGATGCCAAGTGCCTGCGCAGGACGAGCCACAGGGAGACTAATCATCTCTCTGTGATACTCTATTAACTGTTGTCCTACTCTCTTACGTACATGATTACTCATGATAGGCATTAGCATTGTGGCCATTAGAATTACAATGCACATTTTAATTTAGAACCTTGTGGTACTTCAGGTCAACCACACCTATGTTATGCGAGTTATAATCACAAACCCAACAGTAGTCCTTGATCACATCACTGATGATAAGGCCTATGGCATTCTAGAGTTACATGACTTAAGTAACTCACTTACGATGCAGATCAAAGGTTCAATAGACATCCTTGAAAGACTCATCAGTTCTACTCCAACATTCAAGAGCAGAATTGATGGCAAGGAGTTTCACTACCTGCGCAATGCTGAATTGCAGTATGACAAGCATGGTGATGTAGAGTGGATACAAGTTATCTAACAAATACAGCAACCCCCAAGATATTCAGGCATACGTACTATGGCCTTTAGAATTATAGTACACAATTTTAATTTAACCTTTTGGTGCAGGTCAACCATTCCCACGATTATGGCAACAAACGCTGTAACTATCAAAGCTAATACTAAGGGAGTATTAGTTAACGTCTATGCTACTAACAAGGAGTATGGATACATTGTTCTGGAAACCGTAGCTACTGTCTTTGATGGCGGTTGGATACGTGATTCTAAACGCACCTGCCTCATGAGAGGTACAGTTGAGCGTTTGGAGAAATTGGTCGCTGCAACCAAGTCTCTTCCAGGACGCATTGCAGTGCGCGAGTATTTGGAGGATGAAATTCCTGCAGATGTGGCTAAAGCCAACTTGCGTGATGACGTGACGTTTGACGAGGCCATTGAGCCATATGTTAAACGCGCAGGTCAGGATGGCGTGCTACTCACTAGAGGTGGCAAACGCATTGTGAGATTCTGTGAGTATGATGGCGCTGCTATCATTACTGACATGACCATCTCTCATGACAATGTCGCTGAGGTGACTGCTTCCAAAGCAGGTGGTGTTAAGAAAGAGGACGCACCATTCTAAACAGTCCTATGAGAGGCACGTCAAATAGGCGTGCTTCTCTTTTATTAATCTTTAAAACAAATTACTATGTGTAAGTACAATTTTACATTCATGGACTCACAACCTCTTGCAGAGTTCATGAAAGATAAGCAGATACAAAATATGTTTCTGCATGAGGAGTCAGATGGCGTTAGATACGCTATTGGCAATATGAAGAATGGACGCTATGTTGTCATTCCTCTTGCCTCAACAATATCAGGTCTACACCTGAATCTGAATGTGTGCTGGGTTACTAATCCAAAACACAAGAGTCATCCACGTGAGTTTGTTCTACTATGTAGAAGCAAGTTCACTGAGGTACATGACTCTGAACTATCTGAGTCTGTTTCTGTCACCCTTAAAAACTATGGCAAGGTATGACAAAGACAGTAATCTTATACCTCTGGGCAGTGTTATGTCTAGGGGTATTTAGTGGCTTGCTGATGAGCTTTGGCTCTCACATGCTTCAAGCAGTTGGATTCATGTGCGTCTTCTGGGCGTGTATGCTAATGCCAATGCTTGGCTCAAAATAAACAGTTAACAGGGTGCTGTATCTCACCCTGTATTTTAAAACTATGTATTATGGACAAAGGAACTTTGATTGATGTTGTAGCTATGATTGATGCAAGAATTGATCAACTTAATAAAGACAAGAAAGCTATTGATGCTAGTGGCTATTCAGTACTTAGTAAAAAACTAAGCTTTGAAAGACTAGCAGGTGCAACAGTTGCTCTTGAATTATTAAGCCATCATTTGCAAAAAGCTATTGATGCTGATGTAGCTTCAATGGAGAACCAGATGGGGGAACCCATGAGCTACTAATAACCACCCATTGGGGACAAACTGCACACACGATGCATAGATGATGGAGTACACTCTGTCACACGTTGCGTCAAGTTGTGCAGTTTTTTGTCCTCTTGGT